ACCGCCGGCGGCTCTATTTTTGGGTTAGGGCCTAGCCGCTTCTTCGCCGCGACCATGCGGTTATGGAACGTCGTCCTCGGTATCCCCATTGCCTCTGCAGCTTCACGCTGGTTGCCAAATCTCTCGTAAAGTTCGAGGACTCTTAGGCACTCATCGTCGGTTAGAGGTTCGGCCACGGTTCCACTCTCGCACTGATAAGCCAATGCGTATTAGCAACAGCAGGATCGTCAAGCCGGCCACGCCGAGCGCCAACACTGCGTTGAGGTCGCCCACGCCCAGCACAGTCGCGCCGACTACGCCTGCGCCGGTTGCAATTGCGTCAGGCTTGTTCACGACGGCGTACTCTTGGGTGCAGGGAATTTGTTCCCTGTCAGCGAGAAGTCGGTTCCTGTCCCCTGGACGCACGCGAGGCCCATGCTCGGCCTGGTTACCAGGACTGTCCAGGTTCCGGCTGCGCTCGCATAGACTTCGAATAAAGCATTGCCGGCAACGCCGTTTGCCACGACGACCTCACGAAACTCTTTGAGCAGATGCTCAGCAATCTTGGCGTGCGGCTGGCAGACCACCGGCATCTGCTGGGCCTGGACGGCAGGCATTAAAAAAGCCGCCATCAAGGCGGCTGCTGTGAGGGTGGCGAGGCGGGTCATTCGATCTCAGGCGGCACGTACGCCGCTATGACCTCGGTATCGCCTAGCTGCGCCAGCGCGGCCTCTGCGATGGGCGGGAGATCTCGAAGCACCTGACGCTCGGCCTCGACATCCTCGACGGCTCTGACGCCAGGGCGTCCGGTCAAAGCCTGATTGGCTTCGTCGTCGAGTTTGAACAGTTTGGCATTACGGGCTGCGCGGATGTCGCCTAACCGTTCTTCACGGGCTCTGGGCACCCGCCATACGTGAGTCCGCAGTTCCTCGGCAGTGACCTCTACAGCCAGCGTATCGGCGGCTGGCACAACCGCTTCTTTTGTCACAACGCCATCCTCATCACGTTCGGCAGGAACGGTATTGGCCTCGACCAGTTCAGCTAAGATACCGCTGACTGATCCGGCATCACCGACCACGGTTACCGTGCCGTCAGCATTAACTATTAGTTCATTCATTTTCGAGTTCTCCAAAACAGGCAAAGTAAAAGCTGCCATCTACGGCACTACCATCGTGAGCTATGAGAGATAGACGTCCAATTTGATCACCGGAAAGAAGAACATCTCTAGAACCCGCATCAGTCAGCGGCCCTACGATTGTATTGCCACCAGAAGTAGCCACGGCAAAATTGCTTTTGAACGGCACCCCAAAGGTTATGTCCCGAATATCGCCAACACCATTATCGGTCATTGATTTAATGTTGTATGACCCCCTGATGACCAGTGTGCCACTACTCAGGGTGCAAGTAGCCCACGCCTTCGCCTTGCTCAGATCAACGCCCTTTGGCAAATCACTAGCCAGACCCCGCACCATCTCGTTGACCTGACGCTGGTCAGTGGCCGGTGCCGTGACGTAGGCATTGGCTGAGTTCTGTTCAGCCCGTAAATCGCCCCACAACTTGCCTTTTTCAGATGTACCGCTATTGACAGTGGGTTTGCTGTCCACGACCAGTCCATCGAATATGGTTATGGCGTCGGTCTGGGTAACCAGTACCTTACCCGACAGCGGATCGACATTCACGTCTATCACTGCATCGGTCGAACCACTCTGAAGGAGACATTCGGCAGAGGCGATGAACATGCCTTTTTCTGCATCGTACATTTGTCTGATTTGAGTGGCTGTTGGGACGGTGGCTGATAGGCGAACAAGAGAAATTTCACTTTCATCCGCAGGCGCGATGGGACTAGAGGCGGTGTCAAGTCCAATCCGAAATGTTACTGTAGCCGTCAGGGAACCGGCATCCGTAGTATCCGATCCAATCAATACACCATCGGCGTACAGATATCGCTCTGTCGATGAAATACGCACAAAGTCAGCTTTATGCCAAACCGCATCGTCGTAAACGGCGACGGAAATTATGGTGGTGGCCGCTGTCGCACCGTCGTCTATACCACGCAAGGTGCCGTCACTTTGAAGCGAAAGATTGAACCTCTCATTGTCTGGCGTTGATCCGACCATGGCAAACATTTGAGTACTATTGTTTGATGTCGTCTTGAACCAACAACTTAAATAAGCCGATCCCGTGCCAAAAGCATTGTAGTCTGAGTCATTTGCTCTGGAGAGATAATTTGAAGTGCTAAACCCGCTATACCCCAACAACTCCGCACTGGTTTCCACAACCGCTTCGGTCACAGTTCCGTTTTCGGTGAGGGTGTTGGCTTTGTAACTGCGATCCGCTGTTTTGCTGTTTGCTAACCATGCGCCACGGATGTCGCCAACCATGTAGCCGGTGTTGTAGGTACGGGTAACGACGGCATTATTTGAGATTCCGCTTGTATATACGGGGTAGGTGAAGGTGGCCCCTGTTGCGTCAGCAGCGGCCAAGAAATTGTTGGTCGCATCCATACCCGTGTCGGCGCTAAGGCCGTAGGGTGCCGCCCCTGTGTTTTGTATATCAGTATTATTCCAGTCGTCTGCCACAATAGTATCAATCAAGGGCGACGCTTGTACTACTCCTGATTTCTGTATCAGAATACGGCCACCAGCGATGCCGACAGAGGTAGTTGCGCTTGTGGCTCCTGATCTGTCATATACGGTCCCGTCGTATTTGATTATGGAGGCAGTGTCTGCTCCCGTACTGTACTCAATACCAAAGCAGGGCATTGTTCCGCCAGTACGGGGATCAAGAGGCCAACTGTCCCACACATTCGCTGAAACCCCGCTAACACTATTATCCGTCAGTGCCGGTGTCGTACTGGTTGACAATGTTCTGGGCCAGCCAACCGTTCGTTCAGCCCATGCGCCGGAATGTGGGTCGATGATGGCGATGCCGTCTTCTGAAGAGACTATAAGATAGCCCATACAAGCCGCTATCGCTGTTGGTGTCGCAGCAGCACTGAGATCAACCGTTGCTAATGGCGTAGTACTAATAGCTCCAGCCGATTGTTCAGTTAAATCCCAGATGTTAATTTCTGTGTTGCTGCCCTCATCTTCGATGGTCGCCAGCATCAGGCTGGAAAATACACTTGCTTTGCTCCACGCCCCGTTCCATGCCACGCCATCAACGGAGGGGCCGAAGATAACTTGATCTACAAAGTTAGCGTTAGTTTGTAATACGCCTGCATAGGCACTTTCTGGATCGACACCAAAATTAGTAGCCGTGCCTGAGTTTACTATGGACGCACCGCTGTCAATGTTCAGCGTCGAGCCAGATAGCACCGAGAAGGTGTTAGCCGTAAAGCGGAAGTCGTCAGCGCCTGCGATCTCGATGTCGATCTGATCGTCGGTGCTGGCATGGATTGACGTATTCGCATTGGCATCAAGCGTCAGCTTCTCGCCGTTGAGATCTACCGCGCCTTCCGAGAACGAGCCGGTATTGCCTGTCCTGGTATTATGTATGATGACGGTATCGCTGTTGGAGAACGTGCCATTAGATGCAACGTGCGTCAGGGCCAGCTTCACATAGCCAGAGGCATCCGTGCTGGCGCCCGTGATATTGTACAGCGCGTAGGTAGAAGGCGTTCCCGACTTGACCATCTTGACGGTGCCGCGCAGGGCTGTCGTCGTGCTGTCGTCCCAGGTCAGCAGGTAGGTCGATACGTCAACACTATTGGCGTCGGTATCATCCATGTACGCGGCAGTCGCACTGGACAGCGTGGCATGATTAAACCGGATAACCCCGGTGCCTGGATCGGCATCTGCCGTGGTCGTCGAGTAAACATAGTCAAGCCCAGCGGCTGATGATGCAGCCGATGATGCGGCGGCGGATGTAGCTGACGAGGCAGCAGCAGTAGCACTCGTAGATGCCTTCGCGCTGTAATGCAAAGCAGAATAGGTGCCAGCACCAGCGACCGTGTTGTCCTCTGCTTCAATCGCCCACTCTTTAGCAGCGCCTCTCGATGACGTATCCGTTACGTCAGTACCGCCGACCGCCCAGGCTTTACTGGAGAAGTCTGTGCCTGTAACTGCGCCGTCCACTTTTGTCGCGTAGTTGGTCGATGTCGTCGCGCTGGACGATGCGGATGTCGCGCTGGAAGCAGCTGCTGTGGCTGATGCCGCGCCCTTGGCGGCGTGATGTAAAGCGGAATAGCTGCTGCCGGTGACCGCTGAATCCTCGGCCAGGACCGCCCAGTCTTTGGCAGACCCTGCTGCAACGGTGGTGCCGAGCGCATATTCTTTTGCTGAATATTCAGACGTATCTACTGCACCGCCGGTGGTGGTTGCCCATTCTTTCGCTGCTCCACGGCTAGAGGTGGTCGTAACGCCCGTGCCACCGACGCTCCAGGCTTTGCTCGAATAGTCCGTGCCGGTAACAGCGCCCGATGTTTTCACCGCATAGTCGTCTGCTAGTTGTGCGCTTACTACAGCTGCTGCCGCACTAGTGGTCGCGCTCGCCGCGTCGACTATGAGATCCCATTTTGCAGAATCTGTGTTCGAGCTGATGGGCTGGCTACCGCTGCTGGTATGCGCGGTATTGCAGAAATAGATGTTGTTGTTGGACGTGTCTTTGATCAGATCGCGAATAACATACGCTGTCGACGCAGCCCAGTTACCCGTAAGCGTGCCCAGCTCTTGCGTGACGCTTAACTCGCCGGAACTATCGAACGCCAGGACTTTGGACGCACGATCGGCAGCTGACTGCGTGAACTCCGTGCTCGTCATCACGTTGGTGGGCGACAGCTTGATCGATCGGTCGAGAACCTCGGCTTGATCCTGCACAGCCATCATCAGCGTATCGAGGGCCGCTTCGTGGGTCTCGGCCGGGAAGGAGTCGTTGGAAACGTAGTCGGTGTCCTGAGTGAGAGGCACCGCACGGACGATGACGATTTGAAGGGTATCGGCTGGCGCGCTGACAAATGTCACGTTGCCGCCGCCGGCAGAGCCAACGCCTGACACAGAATAATGTGTCGTCAGGGTTTGCAGTGTCTCAGCGCCCGTCGCAATGGTGCGCAGGTAGACCTTGAGGTCGGTGTTGGTATTGATCAGCCAGGTGTAGGCAAACTCGGTGAGGCTACCGTTCCCGGTGTAGATCAGTTTTTGCGTTGTGGTTGTTAAGGTCATTGTAGTGGCACCGCTTCCTCTCTGTCGCCCAGGGCGTCTGACGCATCAATGGTGAAATCTTCATGCTCCTCTTGAGCCGCGCGAAAGCCCGGGCCAAGCAGGGGATGGTCCTCAAGAGCTTCGATTGCTTCCGCCCGAGCGGTCTTGATAGTGTTCACAAGCCAGTTACGCAGCCATGTGTTAGTGTCGCTATCCCAGCGCTGGCCCGTACCAATGGCCTGCTGCCGCTTCTCTTTATAATCAGGATCGTTAAGAACGCCGTCTGGCCCAGCGAGCGCAGCCCATGACAGCTTGCCGGCGGTTTGCTGGAAGAACTCCAACTCGTCCTTCGTCATCGGCACGTCGTTGTATTCATCGGGATGTTCCGATTGGAAGTAGTGCAACCTGTGCAGCTCCTGGTCGACCTCGTTAGGCTCGAAGGCTGACTTGTAAATCGGCGACATCCATTGCGGCCCGAATGTCTTGTCATAGAACTTGGGCCTACCCCACAGGTCATGGCGAACCGGCAAGCTATCCGACCAACCCGGCACCTGTGCTTTGATCTCGTTAACCAGCTGGAGCAGGTGCGCTATATCTGCCTCTGGGAGGCTAATCGAGCCGATATCTATACCAGGCAACATGACCGGCTCCAGGTAGCGCTTCTCTAGCTCGGGGTAACGCCCGGGGTTCAGCTCCAGAAGCTCCCGCAGCTCCTTGGGCATCGGCGGCGGAAAATCCGTCGTGCGCTTTTGCGGGTCGATGAACTGGCCAGCTTTCGCGCCGGCGCGCGGGACCGTTGACCTGGCAAGGTTTTCAACTATGCCGGCGGCATATCTATCGGGGTCTTGCAGCGCGGCTATGAACGCCGAGAAGCCTTCCATGTACGTTTTGCTGGTAAGGTTCTTGGCGAACGAGAAGCCAACGGCGACGCCCAGCTTGTCGTACGCCTCCTGCTCGCCATAACCCGTCTGCGACATCTCGACTATATCACAGGTCATTCCGACAATCGTGCTGAACGGCTCGGCCCAGGCGTAGGAACGATACTCCTTTGTGCCGTCATCGGCGGTCGCAAGATACGAATACGGTCGCCACCCTTGCCGTCTTAGTGCTTCGCGCTGGCC